TGATCGAGCGGCGTGGCGCTCAGGCTCGCCGACAGGGCAAAGCCGGTCATGCCGTGGTTGTAAACCTTGAGCGCGTGTCCACGGCAGCAGAAGCCATTCAGGAAGTAGCGCGGCACCAGCATCGTCTTCCCGCCGCCGATCGGGCGCGGCGTCAGCAAACTCGGCGTGTTGTCCCGCATCTCCGCAATCGCATCCGTCCAGGTCTGCGCGACCCAGTCGCGCGACACCGTGCCGAACACGTTTCCCGAGAGCTCGTCCGGCGCGAGAATGCTCTGCCGGGCCGCCGGCACGTTCTGGGCGACGAGCACACTGACGAGCTGCTGCCGAGTGAGAAGCATGTTACTTCGCGGGCGCTGGCGCGGCGGGCTTGGCTTCGAGGTACTGCAGCACGACAGCCAAGCGCTCGGGCGGCGTGGTGGCGGCGAGGCGTTCGGCTTCCTCGTTGGTGATCGTGAGCCGCGGCAGATCGACGGTGACGGTTTCGGCGGCGAGCTTTTCGAGCGCCGCGAGGTAGGCGGCGCCCTCGGCCGAGTCGATGCGCGTCTTTTCGGAAATCCCGCGATTGCGGTACTCAGCCGTCAGCCCGGCCGCGTACGCCTCGACCAGCGGCCGGAGCGTGTTGATCGCGCGCGCAACGTGCATCGTGTTCGCGCCGGACAGCCCGGGGCCGATTTTCGCGAGCGCGCCGTACAGCGTGTCGGCTTGCTTGTTTGTGAGCTTCGACGGCTCGGCGTGCAGCGCGAGCGCGGACAGAGCGAAGAGAACGAATGCGAGTGTGCGTTTCATGGGAGAAAACTCAGGGGTGGATCGCGAGCAGCTGCACCGTGACGCCGTTCGAATCCTTAACGGTGACGGTCGCGTTCGCGGTGGGCGTGCCGGCGACGTAGGCGTTGCCGAGCTGGAGTGTTTTGCCAGAGCTCAGCGAAACATCGCCGGAGAATGTAGCTGCCTGGGAATCGCTGAGTATTAGGGCATTCGTCCCAGCTCCGTTTCCGGTTTGGAAGATCAACCCCACGCCACCTTGGTACAACATCGCTCCGGCACGCGCTCCTGCGGCAGTCGCAAAGGTGTAGCCGCCAACAGAGGCGTTATCTGCCAGCGCGACGGCGTAGCCCATGTTTGTTGAGGCCGGGCTCCGCAACACGACATTGTTGAAATTGCCATCAACAGTCACTGCGTTGCCTGCCAGTTTCGTGATTGTGACAGGCGCGGTGAGTGAGGTAGCGCCGCTGACGACGACATTGCCTCCAAAAGTAACCGCTCCTGCGGCCGAAATCGTTACGTCGTTTGCTTCGTGCGTCCCGTCGTATCGCCAAATTGATAACGGACCCTGCGAACTGCCGCGCTGCCCCACATTCCAGATCGGGTTTGACGCCGATATTGTTCCCGCGGGAATAAACTGATTTATTGCCGATGCGGCTGCAGCCGGCGCTGTCATTGCGGTGATCGCCCAACTGGTACCGGACGGAACTACAGCAACACCGCTTCCTCCGCTTACGGTTAAATTGGCATCAATGGTCACTGACCCTGCAGCAAATTCAAAGGCACTCGCCGAAAAAAATACCGGCTTCCATGCGGCCCCCGTCCGGTCATACGACTGCAGTGCAGTTCGGTCATTCACGCCGTCATAAAACAACTCGAACCCTTTCCCTGCCGCTGGGAATGCAGGCGTGGCAGAGGTACCTCGAATGAGGCCACCGAAATAGTGCGGACCGGTACCGCTGGCCGTGAGATTGCCCGCGAGCGTTGCGTTAGCGGATCTATCGACCTTCAAGGCCAGCGTACCGGCAAGGGGATCAGAACCGCGCGAGGCCCCCACTCGAAGTTCCCAGTCGCCGTACGCGTTGCCGTTTGTCGTGATCTCCCACTCGCGAATGTTCGCGCTGGCGCTTGAGCTGCTCGTGAACCGCAGGATCGGGACCTGGTCGCCTGCGCGGACGATAATCGAAGGCGATACATTGTCGCTGGTGTTAGCCTGGATCGAGCCAGAGAAGTTATTCAATCCCGTGCCCGACACAGCGAGGTTGCCAGCGATTGTAGAACCGGTCGCCGTCCACGACTGCGCCGATGCGCCTGCGATCCCCAATGCGAAGGTCGAATTGCTGGAGTTTAGCCCAGCGAAGTTCAGGTCGATGTGCGCGAGGCGGTTGGCCGAGTACACCTTAACGTTGCTCGTGCCCAATGCTCCCGTGTTGTCCGGCCCGGTCACGTCGAGTGCAGCGGCCGATGTGATATTCAGCCCGCTTTGCGCCGTGATCGTCGCGCTGGAGATCAAGCCGGCGGTCGTGGTGAGTCCGCCCACCGTGAGCGGCGTTCCTGCCGACAGCGTGAGGCCGCCTGGTGCGAACACGTAGCGGTCATTGTTGTTCACTACGTCGAACAGATGGTACGTTTCCGACCCGTCGTTCAGCAGGCCGGCGTACCACTTCGAGACCCCGGCCGTCTGGTACTGCACGATGCCGTAGTTGGTATTCGCGGCGCGGTTCGTGATGAACCATCCGCCGGTAGCCGTCGCGGAACCGTTCAGCGCGAGGCTTCCGAAGGTCACCGCGTCCGTCGTGTGCAGCCCCGTGATATCCGCCTGCGCCAGCGCGAGCGAGCCGCCGAGCGCGAGCGGGTGGCCGGAGATCGTGACGGAGAAGTTGGCGAGCGACGTGTTGGGGATGCCGACGAGGCGGGCGTTGGGCAGCGTGCCGCTCGTGATGTTGTCCGCGTTGGTGGCGTTGACGTTGGGGACTGCGCCCAGGCCGACGTCGGCGCTGTTGAGCGTGATGGCACCGGTGCGGCCGGCAACGCTCGTGACGGGGGCGGTGGGGTAGTTGAGCTGCATCCAGCTCGAGAGCTGCGAGGGGTCGGTGCCGATGATGACGTACACGGTCCCGGTGTCGGTGCGGTTGCACCAATCGCCGGACTGGCCGGTGAGCGCCAGCATCGCGGCCTGGCTGGCGACGGAGCCGAGGTAGGTTACGATGGAGAGGTCGGGGACCTGCGTCGTGAGGAGCTTGCCGGCCGAGTCGAGGGTCGCGACGCCGGAGGCCGCACCCATCTCGGTGCGCTTGACCTGCGCGTCGTTGGTGACGTTGCCGAGGGCGACGTCGGACTTGGTGACGGTCACGTCGGCGGTGAGCGCGTGGCCGTTGATGGTGCGCGTGAGCGGCACCTTGGCGTCGAGCGCCGCCTGCGTGGCGGTGGAGATCGGCTTGTCGACGTCGGCGGTGTTGTCGGCCCAGGGAAGCCCGACCTGCGCCTTGGTGGTCTGGTGCGGGTTGGCGAGGTCGGCCAGGTGCGCGGCGAGGGCGGTCGTGTCGGCCTTGGTCGAGGGGGCGAGCGCGGACCAGGCGTCGAGGTTGGCGGACCAGGCCTGCACGTTGGTGCCGATGACGGCGCCGGCGTAGGACCGCAGCGCGGTGGCGTCCGACAGGTTCAGCAGCCCGCGGCCGTAGCCGGTGCTGGCCTGGCCGGAGAGCGCCGTGAGGTTCGCCGAAAGCGGCTGGTAGAGCGTAGCGGCCGCGGTGGCCGCGAGGAGGTCATTCGCCGCCCGGAGCTGGGCCGCGGTCGGGTAGACCAGCGCCTTCGTCGTGGCGTCGACCGTGACAGGCAAAGCGCCGGCCCAGAGTTTGGCGCCGAACACGAGCAGGGCGATACAGCGGAGAGCTTTCATGTTAAAAGACCCGTTCCCACATGACGTTGTTTTCGGCCGACCACCCGACCGGCAGGACCTTTTGCCGATCGGCGACCGGCACGACGTTCGGGTCGTCCGGCCTTTCGCCCTGGCCGCGGGCCCGGGCTTTCCATTCCTGACGCTGCCCGGCGATGTAGAGCACGAACAGGAAGGGCAGGGACAGCGTCGCCGTGTCGTACCCGTCGAGCGCGGTCACGCCGCCACCATCGAGCGTCGTGATCTCCGGATGAAACGACAGGTTGGCTGGGTTGATCGGCATCGCTCCGGGCAGCGCGCCCGGCGTGATGCTCTCCTCCACCTCGAGCACACCCCCGTCGACAGTGAGAAGATCTCCTGCGGCCGTCACCACCAGGCAGTCCCAGTAGTAGGTCGTAAGCGAGCTCAGGCCGATCTTCGCGATCGGCGGCAGCACGACGACGAACTTGCCGGCATCGAGATCCGTCACGAGCACGCCGGCACCGAGCGCGGCCGCGATCGTCAGCTGGCCGGAGGGCGTGAGCTTGACGCCGAAGTAAAGCCCGCAGCCCGCGAGCGAGCGGCCCATGCCGCCGGCATCGACCCATTGGAATTCGTAGCGGTCGCTGCGCCAGCGTTTCGCGGTGAGGGTTCTGCTCATAGGGCGGTCTCCCCGTGCCGGCGGGCCGGATGGATGTAGTAGTACGTCAGGCCATCCTTCCCGATCTCGGGCTGACCGAACGGCTCGTTGGGAAATTTGTACGCGCTGAGCAGGGAGCGGACTACCTGCTGCACGATCCGCAGCCCATTCGTCCGGCTCGGTCCCTGCACGTTGCGAGTGACCTCGAGGTTTTCGCAGACCGCGATCGGCGGCGTGATCAGTAGCGACGTGCCGGCGTCTTTGACGGCGTCGACCTGCTGCGCCGACGGCGAAAGAATGATGATCGCGAGACCGAGCTGCGCCATCGCCTGCTCGAACCGCTGCTCGAACGCGGCGAGCTCATCGGCGGTCGCGCGCGGATCGTTCTCGAGCAGCATCAGGAACGGAACCAAGGCCGGGTTGGCCTTGAGGCGCGTCTCGATATCGACCTGGATTTCGTCGAAATTCATTTGAGCAGCCGCACCGTGTCGCGCAGCGCCTGGCGGTTGGCTTCGGCGGTCTTGCGCGCGAGATAGGCGCCGATATCGGCGCGGACGCCGGCGATCGCCTTGGAGAAAATCGCCCGGCCGCGACCGACCGCGAGTGTGCCCGGAACAAAGGAAGAGATCCGGACCTGCGCGTCCGGGGTGTCCTCGCCCCCTCGGGCGGCAACCTCACCGAGCAGGCCGATCCGGGACCGCGGGTTGTTATTTTTCAGCTCCATCCAGATCCCCTGGTCCTCGCGGCGGATATCGCTCTGCGCGAGTTTGCGCCAGCGACGGAGCAGCCAGGCCGAGCCCAGAAAGCGGCGACCCTGCGTGCGGACCTGCAGTTCGAAGAACGTGGCGACTGCGCGAAAGTTGACCGCCTTTTCGTCCTCACCGCGCTTCAGTCCGGCAAACGTCTGCGAGTTGCCGCGGCCGCTGACCGCGTAGGAATTGCGGCCGTAGCGGTAATGCACGCGCTTCTTGCGCTCGCCCGCACGGACGAACTTGAGCGCGCTGCCATCGGCCCGCGTGCTGATCCGGATGGTCTTGTAGCCCTCCATCATCTCGCGGGCGCGTGCGATCGCGGTGGGACTGAGCCGGCCCGGACCGAGGATCTTCCGGCCAACGCGAAAATGCCGCGCGCGCGCGGCCGCCCAGATCTCGCCATCCGCCGGCGCCTCCGCCGAAAAGAGCTGAGCCAAGCCGGCAAACGTCGCACCGAACTTCGGGTTCGTGTTGCCGTACAGCAGCTGCGCCGCCTTCTGCACCAGGACCTGCCGCGCCGTGCGTCCGGAAACGCGCTGGTACTCCATCACCTCGGCCCGCAGCTGGTCGAGTCCCTCGATGTTTTGAATGGTAACGGCGGTGCTCACGGCTTATGGATTTGCGCGAGCGTCAGCTCGACCGCGGTGACGCGTTGGCGCAGTGAAAGCAGCTCGCGGTCCTGGACGTTGCTGCGCTCGGCGATGACGGCGACGGCGACGCTCGTCTGTTGCGTGGTGTAGCCGACCCAGCTCAGCACCCCCAGACAGATGGCGAGCAGGATGGTATTGAGGTTGCCGGCGGCGGCGCGGATTTCGGCGGTGCTCATGCTTGGCTCGTGGAGACGCAGAGGAAGAATACGGTCGGCAACGCGGCCGGCTGCGGCGGGACCTGAGCGATGCGATAAAGGCGCCCCGTGTCGTCGCGAAACGCCTGGCCCTGGCGCGGAAGTTTGTCGCCAAACACTTCGCGGGCGGCCGTCAATCGCACGCCCTGGTGATCGTGATCACCCTTGTTGCGCTGCGCCTCCGTCGTCGGGATCTCCCATGGTTCAACGGAGGCATTGAAAAACACCTGCGTGGCGCCGGCCGACCAGGAGAACCGGATGCCAGCATGCTGGGCGATCCGGGCGACCTGGGCGGAAAGGGCGACGCGATCGAAAGCCATGACGCGAGGTCAGCGCTTGGGACGAAGTGCGGCCGCGAGCTGCTCGCGCAGCGCGGCGTTATCGTCCTGCAGGGTTTTGTTCTTGGCCTGCAGCTCTGAGATCGCGGCCTTAAGGGCCGTCACCTCATCGAGCAGCTCCTGGGTGGCGGGATCGCGCCGAGCCGCTTTCTCGATGCGGCGCTGGCGGGCGGCGGCGGTCTGCAGCTCAGCGAGGCGACGATCCTCCTCGCGTTGCTGCGCCTCGGTTTTCGACGAGGCGGGTTTGTTGGGCGTTGCCATGTCGTTGCGAAGTTGAAGTCGAAAGAAACCCGCCCGATCCGGAGATCAGGCGGGAGAGGATCAAGCCGCGGCGACAACGGCACCGAGGGCGCCGACAACTTTCCAGTCAGCACCGGTGGAAAAGGCGACGCACGGATTGCCCGCGGAGCCATTGCTCACGTAGACGAGCTGGCGAGCGTTGCCCGCCGCAGCTGCCGGCAGTTCCGCAACGGTGTACTCCTTCAGGCGCAGGGCCTGGCCACCGTTGAGTGAATCCTCAACAAACGCTGTCGTCGCAAGACGCGTCGAGCTGTTGCCCGAAGCCTGCGTCGGGGCGGTCGGATTCCCCGTGAAAACCGGGCTGGCCAACGGAGCGAGCAGCGCGATCGCGGCGTTGATCGCGGCGATGGCTGCGTTAACCGCGGCGATGACGCCGTTGATGGACGAACTACCGGACTTGCCGGTCTTGAGAAGAGAAATTGACATGGCGATGAAAGTGACTTGGGGCATTGCACCCGGCCGAGGGCCGGCCGGGTGGTTCGATGATGCCGGGTAGCGTTACAGCGATACGCGGCCGAAAACTCAGCCGTTGGTGCGGAGGCAGCAGACGGACACGTTCTTCACGTCGCCGAACGCCAGCTCCCAGTTGCCTTCGGTTGCGAGCTCCGCATTGCTCGCGGACTGCTTGACCGGAACGCCCTTCCAGCGCGTGCCCTGCACGTGCATGACAAACCGGGTGCGATCGTAGGTCTTCACCGAGTTCGGGCCGGCGTCGGCCTTTTGCGTGAGGGACGAGACCTCGCCGATCTTGGAGGTCTGCGGCTTGTCGCCCATGGCCACCGCGCCCGGCAGGAAGACGTAGGTGTCGAACACCGAGCCGCTCGCCGTGCCCGCGCGCGTGAGCAGATCCGAGATATAGATCTGCATGCCCTTGTAGCGGCGGGCCAGCGGTGCGCCTTCCGAGGTCTTGAAGTAATCGATATCGTCGGCCTTGAGCATCGCCGAGGCGATTTTCGAATGGCAGACAATCACGCCGCGCTGCGCGAGCTCGTCGGAAACTTCGCCGTAGAGCCCCAGCGTGTCGATGAAGGCGTCGCTCGAGAACAGATTGGCCGCACCGGCTCCAGCTCCGGCCTCGATAAAGATATCCTTGCGCAGCGCCTTGAGGGCGGCGGCGCCGGCATCCGGGCCGGCGGCATTGCCAAAGACGCCACGGAGGATATTGAGCAGCGTCTTTTGCCGCTGGCGCAGGCGAACGCCGGCCAGGGCGTTGAGAGCAAACTGCACCGGATCGGTGCCGCTCACGGCGCCGGCGAGAGCATGGTGGCCCGTCGCGCTGACGCGATTGAGGATCGGCGCCACGTGCTTGTCGGACGTGATCTTGTTTACCGTCGGCTCCTTGTCCTCTTCCTGGACTTCGTCGTCGTAGTCCGGCTCCTTCAGGAAGGGAATATTCGCGGCCTGGCCACCGCCCGAGGCGACGGCGTCGAGATCCGGCGCGCGCACCACGATACCCGAGTTGATCAGCGACGGCCGGCGCAATGCGCGTTCCGCCATGCCGGGGATCCAGATATCCGGCACCCACAGGTCCGCGATCGTCGTACCTTCGACAATCGCGAAGGCAATCGGAGAGACGCCGAAGCACGATTCCATCGCGCGAGCCATGCCCAGAACGAGCAGGCCGAAGAATACCATCAGATAATGAGCAACAATTTTCATGAAAGAGAAATGCAGGGTTTAGGTGTCGATTGGCTTTTCGGAGGAAGAGCGCCGAGGTGAGGTTTGGGGCGTCAGTTTTGCGCGGCCGCCTTCAGCGCGGCAGCACGCACCGGATCCGTTTTCATCAGCAAGGCTTGCTCGGTGTAGTTGATCGTGGCCGCGGCAAACGGATTTTTGCTGTCCGGAGCTCCACCGCCACCCGTGCCGAGATTCACCCCGCCGCCGTGGCCGGACCCCTTGAGCGCTTCGAATTTCGTTTTCCATTCGTTGCGCTCGGCGGTCAGCGTCGTGACCTGGCCGCGCAATTGATCGCGCTCGGCGGTCAACGTCGTGACCAGGGTGGCGGCCTGATCGCGCTCGGCCGTGAGGGCCGTGATCCGGTTCTGCGTTTCCTGAATAGCGAGCTGCGTTTCGACGGCGCCAACGGTCAGGCTGGCGAGTTGATCAGCGGGCGTGTTGCCCACGATGGCCATCGCGGCAGCAAACGTCTGCGGGTTGCTACCGAGCTTAGCCTTGAGGTCGGCGATGATTTTCATGGTTGATTCGTGAGAGAGAGAATTGGAATGGCTTGGCGGTATACTAGGGGCGCCGGCGCGCACCTCATCTGTTCCCGCCGCGAATTCTTCCGCGAAGCGGAGCAGCGCCGCGGCGAGTTCTGCGTGCTGGTCTTGTTTGCCGCCGAACAGGCGGGAAAGTTTTGCGAAGAGCCCGTCTGTCGCGGCGCCGTCCGAGACGAACGCTGCCGCCCACATGTCGGTGATCCGCAGCGCCGGCATGCCGTTGTAGAGCAGGTCGACGCCATCCGGCTCGCCGCTGTACTCCGTGCCATCCGCGCCGACGTACACCACGTAGCCCCAGCACTCGACGGAAAGCCCGAGCAGATCGGGCGTCTTCTTGGCCATCTCGAGCAACTGCTCGTACTGCGGGCCGTAGTTCTTCTTGAACGCGTCGTAGAACTCGAATTCCGCCGCGACCAGCTGCGCCGGCTTTGCCTTCAGCTCGGCCGAGATCCCGGAAAAGAAGCCCGGGATGTTCAGCTCGTTCGCCGGATCAGCCATGTCGGAAGCCATGTACGAGCACGGCCCGGCATGATTGTGCGTGACGTAGGCTTTGAGCCGACCACCGCGGTTTGCGACCGCTTCGGCGCCAGTCTCGATGGTGCGTTCGTCGATGTAGATGCCGTGGCCTTTGGCTTCGCGGCCCGCCGCCATCAGCTGTAGGTTGGTCAACTTGCCGCCGTTCGGATCGACTCCGAACTTGTTGGCGACGGTGAAGCGAATGCGATGCGTGGTCGTCGGGTTCATTTGGTGGCGGACGGTTTTTGAGTGAATTGGCGGAGCAGCCCCGCGAGTTCCGCGGCCAGCTGCTGTGCTTCCGTCGCGGCGGCCTTGGCTTCGGCGGCAGACGCGACGGCGTCGGCCGCGGCAGCGTCCGCCTGGTCGATGGTCTCGCTGCTGATGCCAGTGCCGTCGGGGATATGAGGTACCGTAGTTTCGCCCGGCAGCTCGTTGCGGAAGAGAAAGTCGATCGGCACCTTGACGGTCGAGGTGTCGACTCCTTCGTCGAGTTCGCCGGCGGCGAGCTGCAACTTGATCCAAAGCTGACGGCGCCGCGCAAAGACTTCCTCTTCGGTATAGCCCTTCTCGGCCCAAATCTCCGCGAGGTCCGTCTCGCCGGACTCGAGCTTTACTTTGTTCGACTTGCCCTCCTTTTCGTCGTCGAGAATCGGCGTGCGGCGAAACACCCACTCGATCAGCTCTTCGTCGCCATCCGGGTTTGCCGGCAGCTCGCCTTCGTTCGTTGCCTTGCCGACACGCCAGAGATAGAGCGGATCGTAGAAACGGCTGACGAGAAATTCGATGACGTCCTGGCGGCGTCCGTTCCACTGCACGCCGAGCCCCTTGTAGCCGGAGTAGTTGACGTCCCCCAACCCCGAGAACCACAGCTCGACCGGCAAGCCGATGGGCGAGGACATAGCATGGAGCATGAGCAGGATCAGCTCCTTGTAGTCCGTCGCGTTGTAATTCGACATCAGCGACTCGATCTTCTCGCCGGGCTCCAGCGCGATGAACATGCCCGGGCGCATCTCAATCACGATCGGGTCCTTCTTGATCGGATCGGCGGGATCATCCGGCTTGGCTGCTTTGGGTGTCTCACCGTCGTCGTCGAGCTCCGGCGCGGACATGCCCTCGATCATTTCCGACGAATTCGTTTTTTCGATGAAACCAGAAATGGAATTCGCATCCTTGATCTGCTTCGTCTTGCTGCGCGTGATCTCGTACAGGTCGCGGGCAATCGGCAGGCACGGCAGCAACCACGGCAACCCGCGGCCCTGGTGTACGCGGTCCTTGTCGTAAATATGAATGACGTATTTTGCCTCGACCAGTTCGGTCTTGGTGAACGAGATGCCGCCGTTTTCGAGCCGGCCAAAGCGGTAATAGACGCGGTTGTCGGCCGCGTCGTACACAATGCCGTTCACTTCCTTGAGCCCGTTGGCGACGATCTCCACCGGCGCCGAGAGCGGCGAGCCGCAGAATTCGGATGGGATGACCTGGACCGTGCCATCGAGGCGCTCGACCAGGAACAGCTCGCCGGCCACCAACAGCTCGAGCTTCACCAGCCGCTCCAACGTGCGGAGGGTATCGCCGGCCGACGTCATCCGCTTGCTCAGCCGGCGCCACCACTTCGTCTTGGCGACGTTATACTCACGGTCGGCGGTCGTCGACCGAAGCATCGCATAGCCGATCGCTTCGGGATATTTGAAGACGAAGCCGGCCAGGTATGGGTTGTTCCGCACTTCTCGGCGTGTACGCGCGATCGCGATCCAGCGCTGCGACGACGAAAAATAGAAATCCTCCGAAGCAGCCGAAACGAAGTTGCCGTAGTCGCGATCTTTCGTCGTCGCGGTCGCATCGTAATAGGACGAAAATACGACCGTCCGCAGCGGCGTCTCTTCCTTGGCGTCGTTCAGGAGGCGAGGCATGGTCAGGACTCCACGACCGTTTTGGTCTGCGCAACGCGGCGGTTGGCTCGACTGGCTGCGAGTCGCGCCTCGAGTCGGGCAATTTGGTCGACGAGCTCCCGTTCGCGGGTGGTCGCGCGTTCGTATGCAATCTCGGTCACCTGCGTGCCAGGCATGGCGAAGGACTGGGCGTTGCTCGTCACACGCGCGATGGTCGCCCGCACGGCGGTCAACTCCGTCCGCAAGCGCTTCAGGCGTTCGCCAATGGTTTCGGCTCCTTGAGGTGTCGGCATCCTACAATGGGTGCCGACGCGCACCACATGGACCGCAGAGCCGATCAGCGCTGTACCTCGACCACCTGTCTCTCTGTCGCCGGTTTCTTGCGGGCGGCATAGGCCCGACGTTTCTGGAGCGACCAGAACAGCGCGAGGATGTACACCCAGCAGTCGAAGGCGTGATTATTGCCACGGTCGCGCCATTCGAATGGCGGCTTGCCGGGGACCGGGCGTTTGCGGGGAATTCGCCGTTCGTCGAGCAGCTGCTTGTAGTACTCGGCCTGTTCCGCGATCTCGTCGTCGCCGGCGGCCAGCGGTAGCTGGTATGTGTACCAGTTCTTGATCTCGCCGGAAATCCGCTTCTCGAGCTCGACCTTGAATTCGTACGCGCTGATCACGAGCTTTGCCACATAGTGGCCGGCTTTCTGAAGTTTGCCGCCCATGAAAACGTTCGCTTTTTCCAGACGTACGAGCTCCTTCGCGTGATCGAATGCTTCTGCCGCGAGCCATCCGCGATCGCGCCGGCGGTAAATCTGCTCGAGCGTTTCGGCGCGGCGATCTTCGAAGTTGATATCACCGATTGCCCAGCTCTTCGGCGCCAGCGCCGCATACTGATCCTGGATCGCATCGAGGTCTTCCCAATGCGCAACGTTTCCATGATCGATCGTGTAGGTCTCGCCGGTGTAGCAGAATCCCGCGACCACGTACTCGAGGCGGTTGGCCTGGACGTCGAAGCCGAGGATGATCCCGTCGAGCCTGACGCCTTCCGGTACTTCGCCGCGCAGGTAGTTGCATTCGCGCGCGGCAAATTTCTCGATCGAGAGCAGCGCGATGTCATCACGCCAGGGCAATCCCATGCGGCTGTTCCAGAAATCTTGGCGGTCGTGATGGAAGCCAGTGTTGCGAGCCGAAAGGAAATCGACGGCGAGCTCGCCGCAGTTGTTAACCTTCTTCGGACCGTAGAGGCCATTGAACTGATACGATCGCCAGCCAGGCTCGCCGATCGCCGTAGCGCGCCAGTGCGAGCGCTCGTCCTGGACGAGGCTGCGGCGTTCGTCGTCGTTGAGGCCTGAGCCGCGAGCGCCGTCTGGGTCGTGCGCAGAGCACTCCGGATTGACGCATGAGTAACGCGCGGTCGCTTTCACGCGCACGAGATCCCATTTGCCGCTCTGCTGCTTGGCGGCCGGGCTCCAAACAACGCCGGCGCCGGCCTGTTCATCGCGCCAGACGAGCTGCTGAAAGGTATTACAGCGCGGACATGGACCGAACCAGCGGCGCTGGTCGCCGCGGTTGTGATAGCGCCACGTCGTCATCTGCTCGATCGTCGGCGTGCAGCCCCAGAGGTGCTTGCGCTCGTCGTCGAAAGATTCGGTGCGGTGACGGGCGAGCTCGGCGACCTCGGCTTCGCGATCGGACTTGCCTCGCCACTTGTCGAGCTCGTTGCCGAAGATCCGCTTCACCGTATCGCCGGCGACCTGTTGCGCAGACTGACCTCCGACCAGCGTTTGCGCGGCCGCCGGGAAAAGCATCTGCAGATCGGTGTAGTTGTGGCGGTTGGTCGGCTTGCGATCGCGGAGGCAGGGGTTGGCTTCGACGAGCGGCTGCAGTTCCTTTTTCGAGATGCGCTTGGCGGCGTCCTCGTCCATATCGATCCAGAGCCCGGCCGCGGGGTCTCCGGCGATCGAGAACGCCCAGCCCATGCGAAGGATGAAGGTCTTCCCGCCGCGGGTAGGCGCTACGACGACAACGTCGGTAACGGTCGGATCTGCGATGCAGTCGAGCGGCTCACGCAGACACGGCCGCGATTTGAAACTGACCGGACCGTGTTCGGTTTCCTGCCGACCCGCCGGCAGCACTATGTGGCTCTCGCACCAGCGCGACGGCAGCAGTCTTTCTTCGTAGCGCGCAAAGGTGCGGACGAAACTCCGGAACTTTTCACGGACGGCGACCATCACGAGGCCTTCTGGGCGGCAAGCTGGGCCTGGCCGCGATCGATCGCCGACTCCAATTTCTGGAAAGCCTGGTCGACGCCGGCGTCGATCGCGCGTTTGGCGAGCGCCGGATCGGCTGGATTGGCGACGTTGGCGCATCGTTCGCCGAGTTTGAGCATCGCCGCCCGCCATGCCTGCAGCTCCGTTCCGAGCGTATCCATGACTTCGTCGATCGAAATCAGCGAGCGAGCCTGCTCCTGGATCTCGAGGAAGCGTTTCCGGACCGCGGCGGCGGCATCCGCCGCGTCCGTGCGGTTCTTGAGCGCCGCGGAAATTGCGGTCGGATTACCGCCGGCGCAGGCCCGCAGGTACAGCCCGTGCGCTACCTGGGCCGCGTCCTCCGCCTGGCGCAGCATCAGTTCGTCGAAATCGACGCCGCGAGTGATGTAGCAGGTGACGTCGATGATCTCGCCGCCCCCGCTGACGGTGTTCGGCGCCGAACATTTAGGCGCATTTGCCGTCTCCGCCGCTGGAGTGGTGCCGGTGGCCGTGGTGGTGTTGGGATCAAGCGCGATATTTTTTTCACCCTCTATCCCGTTTTTATTCGAGTCCTGCGGGGCGGTCTTCGCGGAGTGACGCGCGGGAGCGTTGACCGACCGCCAGGCATCCGCCTCTGCCAGCGAAACGAAAGCCGGCATTGCCTTGGTCTTAACCAGCTTCGAGACGTAGGGCGCCGAGCAGCCCCAATGCCGCGCCAGTTCTGCGTGGTTAATGGGTTTCGGCTCGCTCATGGCTTAACTAGGGCCAAAAAGCGCACCTCATATTAACCGCAGGGGTTAAGTTAACCCCTATTCGGATTAACCTCTCACTGCGATGGTGTGGCCTCGCGCGGAACCTCGGTGGGCACGGGGGGCCAGGAAGGACCCGCTGTTTTTTACAAATCGACGCGCTGGGGATGGTCCCCCAATCCGCATGCAAATCGCGTACAATAACGCCAACTTGGCATGCAACTTCGCGTTCGGGCTCATCCGCGCTTCGGCGTGGCCGTCCGGCGCATCGCCAGGATAAGCCGGGCGGCCGCCAGCTGCTTGTCGAACCCGCGTGGGCTCATCTCGAGTTCGCGCGCGATCTCGTCTTCCGTCATCCCCTCGAAGACCTCGGGTGAGATCAGGTACACCAGGGCCACCATTCGCCGATACGAGGCCTTCCAGCGGTCGCCGCCTCCGTGGGCGCGACTCTTGGGGTCAGGCATGCACATGTAGACCAGGCGGGCGAAGATCTCGACTCCCGCATGCGCGTGTTCGGCGTCAAACGGTCCGATCTCATCGGCCGGGTGGCGATAGGCGCGGAACGCCGCTGTGCGTTCGCCTTGGTTCTCGGATCTCGGAATGGGTAGGTCAGGCATGGTCACATGATAGCAGCGACGTTCGGGCCGGTGGGCTGCCGGCCAATCGGACAGCACGGACAGCATCGGACAGCACGCCTTACGCGCCTTGCTCTCCGGCTCTCCCTCTCAGCCCTTCTTATTCGGACACCAAGACAGCATTTTTCTAAAGAAACGCGGACACACATAACACACAGGCGCGCGCGAGCACGTAACCCCCCGGAAATGGTGTCCATGCCGTCCGTGCTGTCCGCTCTCCCTCGTGTGGTGGAGTTCAATACGTTGCTGTCCGATGCTGTCCGTGCTGTCCGCATCAGGCCGTCTCCCCGTCTTTCACGGCCTCCCGGTCCTGCGGACGTGGCTTGATCACCCAGATCCGGCTTCCGCCTCCGCCTTCCATCGAGCAATAGGCCTTGCCGACGTGCTTCTCGCACAGCGCGAGGCGCCGGCCGAGCCAGCTGGAAACCGGGATCTCCTTTCGCTCGTCGAGCGAGAGCGCCGACCGCGGATGCTTCTTGAGCAATTCCTCCAGGTCGCCTGACGAGCCGCGCCACTCCTGGCGGTGCGACCAATAGGCCGGGTCGCCCGAGCTCTGTTCGTGGTACTCGTTAAACACCACCTTCGCCCGCACCAGCAGATCCCAGAGCCGGATATCCGGGCTCAGCGATCGCAGCTCGGTCACGATGACCGGATGATGCCAGTGCCGTACCACGAACCGGCCACCGGTCACCTTGGACGGCATCTTAAACTCGAACAACAACCAGAAAAGGAAGGCCGGCAATTCGGCCAAAACTACCTCGCGAAACCGCTGCTGCTCCTCCTCCGTTCGCGTCGGCATGGGCATTGGCCAACAGGCTTCGTTGTAGGGCGTCTCTTCTGTCGGCCGGCCTTCAAACCACGTCGACAGCTCTCCTGGCGGACGAGGACGGGCATAGCCTTTTATCAGCATCTCCTTGTCGTCCACGTCGCCGTCGAGCGGAGGCAGCACCAGGATGCCCTGCATGTTGACGAGCATGACCAACCGGCGCAGCACCTCGACGGCGAAGCCATCCTTGTGCATGGCCCGCAGGCGCACTTCGTTGTTCGCCACAAACTTTTTGACCTCCGAGGTAAACTTCTGGCGCGACTTGAAGTCGGTGTCGGCCTGGTTCTCGTCGTCGACGAGCTGCAGCACGCACTCGACCGAGTCGCGATTGAACATGTCCTGGCCGGTCATGGCCGAGTACGGCTTGCCGACGCGCCCGCCGAGCATCTCGGAGAGTAGCCAGGCCAAAAACGACTTGCCGCAGTCGGGCTCGCCGGCGAGGCCGAGCGCCAGGCCGCGGGATCTCCGACAGTGGCGATAGCATTCGACCACGTGCCGCAACCACCCGAAGAAATGGTCGCGCTGGTCGATCGTGATCATCTCGCCCTTGGGTCCGAGCGGTTCCTCGCCAACGAGCAGGCCTTCGAAGAAGGCCGCCAGGATCGGCCATTCGCCTTTCGCTGGCTCGATGAACTTGGGATCCTCCGTGACCAAAACCAGGCGGCCGCGCACCACGTGGAGGCCGGCCTTGTAGCCGGCGAGCAGGCCGGCGTACGCGACCCGCTGGTTGTTCTCGATTCGCGACACTTCCTCGTCGAGCGGCGAGATCGCCTTGCCCGGATTCGGCTTGTCGCGCAGCCCGAGCTCCTTCTTCAGCCGGCGCTTCAGCCCGCCCTCAGAGAGGTTGATCCAGCGCTTGTCTTCGTTGCGCACCCAGAACAGGCGATCGCTCTCGTCGAAGTAGATTTCGAGCGTCCCCTGCGTGCTTTCGAACGCGCTGGCCGGATCCGGAGGTACTCCCGTGACAGGATCGGCCGGCTCGGCCGGCATTTTTTCTTCACCACCCACCTCACCAGGGGGCAGCGGCGGCGCGTCGACGGCGGCGTCATCGCGAAACTCAGCGGTGCTCACAGCCACCTCCCATCCGCGCTGCGCACGCCGACTTTTTGCATCCACTCCCACATTTTCGCGACCGAGGGCCGCGCCGCCTTGAAGTAGTCATTGAAATCCTTGCCCCAGGGTCCGCGCTTGAGCCATGACATGATCGTGCGGCCGCGGCCGCTGGCGCGCTTCGGATCCATCGCGTACTCGATGCGCTCGGCCAGGCCCGGCGGCCGCGGTAGG